TACTTTACCATTGCATGTCTTTAAATCAATATTTCTCATTGTAAATTTCTTCATTCAAAAAAATTTTGAATGAAGAAAAGTTATGACAAGTTACTAAATCATGGGGTTGCCGCTAACAGTTCCGAGCCTTTTCTGAAAAGGTTTTCAAGGTGTTTGTATGACATGTGCATCACAGGTGTCAAAATCGCGTATGATTGCCTTTAAAACAGAACCTCCCTTGTTTTTCTTCTGTGACGCCCTTGTGTTGAGAAAATTCGGAACAGGGTCGTAATTCTCTTGTCTGACAAGCCATGGAATATTCATTCGTTTGCTTGTCTCAGCGGCACTTTCTTTCAGGTAATAGTGTTCAGTTGTTGCTGTTGAGGAATGACCAAGCATTTTTGACACCATCTCCGGACGATTTCCTGTCTCAAGAAGTATGTGAGCAAAAGAGTGACGTATGGAATGAGCATGAATATGTTTTCCATTAAGACCAGCCATTCGCGATATTTTTTTAATTGTTGCACTGATCGCGTTTGGTGTAACATTTGCGCATCTTTTTGAGGAAAAAAGATACTCCGAATCACTCTTGCGGGAGGTTGTTATATATGTGTGAAGCACATCAGACAAAAGATCCGCGATGGGAAATGTGAACCATTTGTTTCCCTTTTCTATTGTTCTGCCAACTTTGTTGATGATGACGTTGTTGTTTACAATCGTGCAGACATTGGAGAGTTTTATATTAGACACACCAAAAGTCCGCATTCCTGTTGATGTCATCACAAGCAAAATCGCACGCAATCTTATGTCATCAGATGTTGCCTCATACATCGCCTCAAGCTCTTCTTTAGAAATTCGGTGAACATCGTGATCCTCCCTTGTTCCGAATTTTTTTCTGACGATACGTTTTTCTGACTCAAAAAATTTCGCATATCCCTGATTGTCAAGCATGTTACACAAAAAAATCATCGCATAGTGTATGTGCACATGTTTTCTTGAAAACTTTGGTTGGCTCATTTCTTCGATGGACTTGTGTATCTCTTCATACGGAATATTCGCGATATCGCGATATCGCGAAAATGGTATGCCATGTTTTTCAAGTAATTTTGCAATGAATGCCAGAAATAAGCGCAAGGAACTGTCAGACCGCATACGTGTTTTTGTCTTGACAAGTGTAACTATTTCGTCAAGTGCAATTTTATCGGCCTCGTCCATGGCATTTCTATGTTTTTGAGATAGATATTCCACTTTTTTAGTTTCCTCCTTGAACATGACTATTTTTGCGACAAAATTCGCGTTAATGTTTGTTTTTTCGAGAATTTTTCGCATCGCCCTAAAGGCTGAATAAGTTGTTGATGTGGACCATTTTTCTCTGTCTGAAACAACGCGCATTGCCTTGGAAAATACAATGCTCTCCTCGTGTAAATTGGAACGCTCCACCAAATGTGAAAATTGCGTGTGGCCATAGCAGGCAAATAGAGAATTTTTCAAAAGTAAAAATCCTAAATTTGCGTGTCCCACTTGCAAATTTAGCGATTCTGGTGTGTGAAATTTACGCAAAATCGCGATTTCTTCTGATTCTTCAATGTATTTGGGTTCGTTCATTGTTATGGAAATTTAGTATTCTTTAGATTAATTGCATTGTGGTTATGCTTTTTTCGGGATCGACGACAGAATCGCTGCACCACCCATGAGAAATATAAGTGATCCACCAGCAATTAGACCTGCACCAATGTAAAGTTCTTTCTTGTCGTCAATATTATTTTTAACACATGTCCATGTCGCTCCCTCATCCATTTCATCGGGTGTTTTAGCAGTGAGCACCATTCCGGGTCCGTTGATATTCTTTTCCCACACCCATTTTCCACTAACCATCTTGTACCCCTTAAATTTATATTCATCGTCAATTTCAATGTAATATAGAAAATCAGGGTTGGGATTCTTACCTATTTTGTACATTTCGTCCATGCAGGCATCCTTTCCTGCGTCACAAGTGCACAATGCATCATTGTTACATGTCACGCTAAAATCTTTTACACCAAGGTCCATAACACTGACCCATCCAATGTCCCTTCTCCTTAAAACTTTACCAGTTTTGGTATTTATAAAAATGTATCCCACCTTTCCCATATTGTCTCCGGGATCCACAACACCCGCGAAAAATTTGGGATTAATTTGATTTACAAACTTTGAGCCGGAATCAGAAGACAACGCCTTTATACAGTCCTCACTGACAGTGCCGCTGTAAAATGTCGAATCCTTTGTTGTCCAATCGGCAGAAGAACAATTTTCGTCACTCAGACACTGTTTCTCGACATCCCTTGGAAGAAGGTCGGATTTTACACCAATGGGTTTAAGTTCTCGTGAACAGTAAGTTGTCTTTCCAATTCCGGCTGTAAAACCATACCATTTTGCTTCAGATTTTGGTTTCTTTTTGTATATGACGACATAGACAATTCCGACTATTATCAGGAAAATTCCCAATAGAAAAATAATATACGGGAGAGAAGATTTGAGGGCAAATGTTCCCACACCACCAATTACCAGAACAATTAGCAAAACCATAAACAGAATCAGTGTCGGATCTATACCAATTGTCTTTGATGTTGCCGTTTGTTTGATGATGTTGTCAATTTTGTTCGATATTTTGTTGTCGTTGAGAACGGTTCCCAGACAATTTTGCATCACATTTTGCATCTGGTCCATCTTGATGGTCCTAATTATTACATCACCTCCTGCTTTGACCCTGAGTTGTTGTGCCTGTGATGAATCTACCAAACATGTCTTTGAAAAATCATCGACGCTCTGTATGGTCGACTGAACCAGAGAAGAAATTTCATTCTTAGACTCTGAAAAATTTCCGAAATTTATACCCTTTGTTAATGATTCGGCCATTTGCGATAATTGATTTGTAATTTGGTTTTGTATATCCTGTGTATTTGACAATTGTGACACAGAACTAAGATTTACATATGCTGCTTGTTTCATAGTAATGTCATCAATAATTACATCACCACCAGCTGTGATGTCAATATACTGACCCTGAGCTACTTTTGCCGCGTCAGTGTTCGATATTTTGACTACAGTGGATATCGTGTTGTCAATAATGTTTTGCAACGTGTTCGTAGATTGTGAGCCTCCCATTTGTTCTATCGTGAGATATAAAGAAAAATCACGGAGTCACCATTACGACTTTTTCGTTTTGATTAATATTTTTTCTACAATGGCGATGAATACAATGGCGATACATGCAGAGACAACCATGTGAATGTTTATTTAACGTAAAAAAATAATTTGGGTATAGTTTTTATACCTAAAATGGTCAAAATTGTCCCTTCCATGTGGGTGGACATGAAATTCCTTTTTGTCAAAAAAGAAGACCATAGAATAAATGACATGTTTAAACAGAGATTATTCTCCCTATAAGGATTGGGAAAATGATTTGGCCACCGTGATGGTGAACAGCAACGGTACAAAATTGACCCTGAAACCTTGGGAAATGGAAGGTGTCAAAATGGTCAAAATAAAGGACAGAGTGAAGCTGGATTGTTGTTTGGACACAAATATGTCCGGTTACGACATCAATAAACATCAAATGTGCCCAAAGGATTGGTGCCCTGATAACGCAAAATCGTCATGTGATGATGTGACACGGGATTTTTGTTCTGACGATAACATTTTTGGAATCACAAAAAACGGATATACGAGCGGTGTAACAGGAGACATAGGTTCTGGTTGCTACAATTATTGTGGTAAAAATGGAGAGAACGGAAAAATACGCAAGGAAGATCCCTCTCATTGGTGTTATAAAAAAGTCAAGGAATATTGTGAAAAGGGGTACAAACTGATGGGAAATGATGAAATATGCAGCTTCTCTAAAAATGTAGCATCAGGAACAGACCTAACAAGACCAGAATGGGTAGATTTACGTTCTCAATACATGTGCGGGACGTTAAAGGGAAGAGAGGAAAGTGACAGGATAATAAACAATGGTTATTGCCGATGTCTGAATTCTGATGAATTTCTCGCGGCATGTTTTGGAAACGATTGCCACAAAGACGCAGATGCATTCATTCCCAGTGTTGTCTCCAAATCTGGAAAGGATTGTCCATCTTGTGTGTCAACCATAAGTATATGTGCTGGTGGTAAGGTAAATATAGACAACATCGACATACAACAACAGTGCAGCAGTGTTCCAATTAAAAAGTTTTATGGTTGTGATGAAAATGGAATGTGTGTTCTAAAAGATGGTGGAGATGAGGATGACAAATGTCACGGATTATGCCAACCGGTTAAAAAGTTTTACGGTTGTGATGAGGGTGGAATGTGTGTTGAAAAAGTTGGCGGTGAATATGAGGATGAAAATTGTTCCGGACAGTGCCATTCGGCTAAAAAGTTTTATGGCTGTGATGATGGTGGAATGTGTGTTGAAAAAGTTGGTGGTGAATATGAGGACAAAAATTGTCTGGGAAAGTGCCAAAATTCACCATCAGTCCCCCAGTTTAACACAATGGTTTATGTCGTCATTCCTATTGTTCTCGTGGTGTTGATAATAATGGTACTATTGTTAATAAAATTACGAAAATAGCACATTGAATAAACATGAACACAAAACCTTTGGGATTAGGTCTAATAACTAAGGTAACAATTCCTGATTGTGCCAACGAACACGGAATTGGTTGTAAAACTCCGTGTGATGTTGGTAGAACTTGTCAACGCGGGTGGAAAAGTAATACATACGACCATTACGTCACCGGTGAGGGAGCAGCCATATGCGATGAGAGATTGTGCTCATGTGAACTTGATGTTCACAATGGCAATGACTACAATTGGGAAACCGCCAAATTTCCTGCATGGATTGGAGCCGATGGAAATGAAAACAAAAATTGTGGTTCTCTTCTTCCAGAACAAGGAAAAACTTTGAAAGATGTGTTTAAACTACGATGCTGTTTGGGTATGAATCAAAGTCCTGACAGCATTATAGATCCAGGAACAATCGTCAAACAACCTTTTAGCAGAGACCACATGTGTTCTCCAAATTGGAATTTTCGCGAAAGTACAGGTGTGTGTGATGATGTTGTTGCTCCGTTTTGTTCAGTTCCGAAAAATTTTAGTCGAGTAGAATGCCAGCTTTACTGTAACATGAAAGATGACAAAGGAAATGTTCGCGGTCAGGACCCAGATAGTTGGTGCCATGAGGCGACAAAAAATTTCTGTATGTCAGAGGATCCAAAAACATCGTCCCTGAATATGGTAAATTCACCCCAGTGCATGAATATGTTTTTTAAGAACGATGGTCAGCTCACACATCCAGAATGGCTCGACGAATTTATGGTTGACTACTGTAAAAACAAACAATCATCATCGGGAATGTATCCACCGGAATGTGCGTGCATTCTCTCAGACACACCTGGAAAGTTGTTATTTGACCCCGTCTGTCATTCTTCGGAGGGAAATAAATTTCCCATATTTCCTGCATACAAAACACATCAAATGGAGAAAGACGGAGAGGACGAAGGTCAAATTTGTGATGAAGTTGTAAATCACTGCAATTCAAACAGAATAAATTTTCCCGATGATTTTGACAAAATGTGCCCCTCATCTATGCGGGATAAAAATTATTTTTTCGGATGCTCAAACGGAAATTGTATCCTCAAGGACGGGGGTGAATACACAAACGACACGTCGTGCGAAAAGAAATGTCCCATGCATAGTCTGTCATCCGGATTTGATCCATCAATCTGTAAGAACGTACACAAATCAAACGCATTGTCGCAAAATCAGAAAAAAGGAAATGGAGGAAAATATTTGCTCCTCATTGCCATCATTGTCCTGATTTTCTTTTTAATCCATCGACTTAGGCGCAAACAATAATTTTTTAATACCAAAATGGTATTAAAATTACCCCCACCTCATTCTGATCAGAAAAATGATCAGGAGAAAAAAAACAATAAATCCAATTCCACCTCCGATTATGAGTTTTGTCTGATCATTTTGTGGTGGTGCGCATGTTTTACCACAATCGTCACTGTAAAATCGTCCGCCTGCATTGACGACACATTTTCCATCTTTGTCGCAATCATATTTTGTTGCCGTGGGAATACATTTCCCGAGACAATTTGCGTCCTCATATTCTCCATCATCCATTTTTTTACATAATGTCCCATCGCAACCATATTTGTCCTTTGCCAGTTCACAAGTTCCATCGCAAATTTTGCTAGAAAATTTTCCTGTCCCCTCTGTGTTAAACGTGCACTGTCCCTTAACACAATCATATGTTTTTGGTTTCACAGGATCAACACCACATGTTTCATTGCAGTCATTGTAATTTTTAAAGGGTCCTCCCTCTGTTTGTACACATTTTTTATCAACACATTTGTAACGCATGCAACCCTCAAGGCAACTTCCTTTGTTGTCATATTTACCAGCGGGGTCCTCTGAACAGAGTCCATCTTTGCATACATATTTCATAGGCTTACAATCTGCATGACATTTGCTAAGTGATTCATATGTCTTTGACGGTTTGTCTCCTGTTTTTACAATGGCACATTGACCATTGTTGCAAAAATACAATGGCAATTCACAACTTTGTCCAGCGCATTTTGGATCAGCCAAATATCGGCCACCAACTTTTCGTTGACAACTTCCACCGGTGCAGTCATACCTGTCATCTGTGCAAATGGGATTTGCAGGTGTTACACGTGATGGGTCATCCTCCGCACAAAAATTGCGAATGGCTTTGTGACACCAATGCGATGGATCATGTTTGCGTTCTAATCCATTTGGTTGTGCCACACTACAAAAAACATCACATCCATTGTCATATGTTCCAGACATTGGATAATTTTTCTGATCCATGCAATATTTTTGTATACGAGGATCATTTTCACATGATTTAGACTGATCACTCGGGCACCATTTTGGAGAACACGTGAGTGATCTATCAAAACCACCATTGTATCCCAAACAGCATGGAGTTTTAAACACATCAGCGATTCTGCGACCAGTTGTGTCGTGATAAATTGTTTTACCATCCCCCCACAAATTCAACGTCGCAGTCTCCCAATCATCCACGCAACACTGACATTTGTTTGCACCACCCTTTGACCATCCGCTGGGACAATCACCCTCGCAGTTGTGTTCGTATAATTTTTGAAAATTTTTGTCCTGATCGTAACAACTATTATTTGATGTGCAGGTCATTTATCTTTATTATGGTTAAATATAAATTTTAGGTTTAAAAATTGTAGCTGTTGTGTTGATTTCGTTCAAAAATCAATACAAACACCCACACCAGTTTGGTTCTCTCATTGATGCAAAAATTACGGCAAATACACTGACAATTATGTGTGTTAAAAAATAATTACCCATTGTGGTTTTGCATTACAACTTTTTGATGGTGATACGCATATTTCGCTACCATTGTAGCGAAATTTATGGATGATTACCATCGTTTCATTTTTATTAGGTCACATATTTATTCCTATGAAGGACGGGCCGGAGGAAATTTCAGGTGTGCTAAATTTGCTACTACCTCGCGATGAATTACTTCCACTTGATGATAAATTCAAGGCGGAATTTTTTAACACAAACAAAAATGGAATTATGACCATCAAATCAGACAAGGTGGACACACTGAGGGACGCCATTCGCGGTCGTATTTCTTATCTTGGTGAACTTAGAGGAGACATGGGGAAGGATTTTGTTGGTGAAAAAATTGGGAATCTTAAACATCTCATTGTTCAGCCATTGAAAATGTCAGACTTTCAGTCTAAACATTATGCCTCGGCTTTTCAGAAGGATTTTGTTGAAAAGGGAATCTACTCAAATTCGCGTCAAGCCTCATTGTTTGTTTTTCCTGATGGAACTTATGGAACAGAGGGATTTGACAAATATGTCATAAAGAAAGAAAATCGACGTCTGTCTGACGAAAATAAGAAATTTTACATTTATTCCCTCTCAAGGGCACTGTTGGAAGAATTCTCACAAGAGAAACAGGGGGACAAACTTAATGCTCTGCAAAAATTCTCTGTAAAGTATGCCTCCACAATGAGGGAACTCATCAGGGCCAAACGTGATGGAAAAAATTCCTTTGTTTATTCAGAATTTGTTCAGGGAAGCGGAATTATACTTTTCACACGTCTCCTTGAACTTTTTGGATTTTCTCGGGCCATGGGAAATGAAAAAACAAAGGCGACCCGATATGCCATTGTAACGAATCAAACGACTACCATACGTGAAATTAAAAATGTCATCAAAAGATACAATCAACCCGATAACATGAACGGAGATTACATAAGTGTGATAATAGGTTCAGAAGTTATAGCTGAGGGATACTCTCTGAGAAATGTACAAGAGGAGCATATTCTCACACCATACTGGAATTATTCAGAGACAAGTCAAGCGATATCGCGAGGAATCAGAGTAGGTTCACACAATGACCTAATTAACGCCGGAATAACACCTGTTCTGAGAATATACCAGTCAGTGGCACTCCCTGAAAATGTAAAGGCTCAATCAATCGATCTCAAAATGTATGAATTATCAGAAATCAAGGACATCAACATAAAACATGTTGAGCGTCTGATACGAAAAACATCATACGATTGTGCGTTGACGTATGAACGTAATCATGTCACCGGAAGAGATGGTGAACGGGAATGTGATTACACACATTGTGACTACATTTGCGACAATGTTCCCAGTGACACGGTTCCATTGACCCAGTTAGACAATTCTACCTATCACCTCTATTATGGCGAAAAGGAGGTCAGAGAAATTATCAATGACACAGTGGCCCTGTTTCGGAATAATTTTGCAATGACACTTTCAGAAATAATGGACACACTGAAACCGAAACAATACACAATGTTCAATGTCCTTACTGCTATCGAACACATTATAGCCAAGAATATACGTATTTACAACAAATATGGGTTTGTGTCTTATTTACGCGAGGAAAACAACATATGTTTTCTGACAGACAATGTTACCGTTCAAAATCGTTTGCTCTCTGAATTTTACACACGTGTGCCTAATATTAAGGCAACCAGTAAACTTTTTGATGACATTCTAAAAGATGTTGAAGCGCAGAATTATACATCGATGGTAGAAAAAATATTTGGAGTGGAAAGTGACGGGGAATTATTATACCTAATAAACCGTTTATCTGACGAGGCCAAAGAAATTCTGTTAGAGGGATGTGTGTCATCCCTTGTTAGAAAAAGTTCCGATAACGCAAAAATTCGCGATAAAATACTCACACTTTTTAAGGACAATTACGAAAAGATTGATGGTGTTTACATATCCACTCTGTTATTTAAGAGAGAGGGTATCATTAGATGCCTCAGGGATAACAAATGGAGCGATTGTACAGAAGAATATACGCCCCATGTTGAGGACATTCGTGAAAAAACAACGAAAAAATTAGAGACAAACGAATATGGCTACTACGGGATGTATAACCCAAAAAATGACAAATTTTGTATCAGGGATACATCAGTTGCCGAAAATGTGAACATAGCGGACAAACGAAAGAAGAAAGTTGGTGCAGTGTGTGAAACATGGAAAAGACCAATGTTGGTACGTATGGCAGCCATCAAATTCAAAATGGATCCGCCAAGTGATTTTCCCACATTTAACACAAAGGAAATACATGACGCCATTGGAAGGAACAGGTATGCTGAAGAAGCCATGAATGAATGCAAGGACGATAAAATTGACATTGAAGACATGCGACGACTTTTGTACTGGGCTGATGTGCCGCGCAAGGATTTATGCAGTATGATACGAACATGGTTTGAACAAAGGGGACTTCTCGTGACATCGTTTGACTGTGGGGTGCAGACAAAAACGAGATGAACGGCAATTTTCATTGATCAATTTTCCTTGATGGAAAATTGATGCGCAAAATATTTATTCTTCCACAGTAAATCCATTTTTCTTCGCGACCTCAATGACGTCATCATCGAGATCGCAAACCTCTCCATCTCTGATCATACCAATGACTACTCTGTTTCGCGCTGATTTGAACACCAAATCTGTTTCACTGTGATAAAGAACATTGAGCGTAGGATGTTTTCTGAGAACATGAACGACACGTTTCTCATCATTTTTTACTCGTTTTGATGTTCCCTCTGATCTTGGCAATTTTCTTGGCCTCGATTCTCTTGCTCTTTCATGTCTTGAGCAGTGCTCACTGCCAGTCTTTGTCTTTTTGCCACACTCTTGTCCCGCTCGTTCGCCTCTGGTGATCTTAAACACACATGAATTCTCTGTGCTAATTTCGCGCCACATTTTTTGAAGGGTGTTTGCGTCACAATCTCCATACATGTTGACAATGCTCGCAATAAATTTTACAATGCTGTCAGAAGACATTAGTTGAAATTGAGCTAATTTTGTCAATGAAAAATCATTTTTTTAAAAATTAGCTTATAGCAACACAGGGATTGATAAATGGACGGTAAATCAATGCCAGATTTCAACACAAATATTAACGAGGATGAGGCTGTGGTGATGTACAATGGTCTGAAGGACAATGGAATGATATATGTTGCATGCGAAATAGGTATAGCCTTTGCCCTAAAATTTTCACACAACATTGGTCTTGTCAACGATGTTGCGTTGACCCTGTTTCAACAGGGAATGTTGTCAGAGGCGTATGATGTGTATGCCAATATGTTAGTGATGCGCAATTTGACAGAAAGGGATTCAAACATCGCATTGTTCAACCAACATTTCTCAATCGACACTGTCGCTAACAGATATGTTGAATACAACAGCGAAATTGTGGAACGGGTGACATCAAGACTGGGTAAAAAAATCAACGCACCGACAATTGTTCTGACCATAACGACATGTAAACGCATTGACCTGTTTACAATCACCATAAATTCTTTTCTCAACTGTTGCACCGACCTTCATCTCATAGACGAGTGGATTTGTGTCGACGACAATAGTTCTGAGAAAGACAGGGATGAAATGATGACCAAATATCCGTTTTTCACTTTTGTATGGAAAAAAGTATCAGAAAAAGGACATGCCAGAAGTATGAACATGATTCGCGAAAGAGTGATTGCATCTGGGGCAAAATATTCGTTACACATGGAGGACGATTGGAAATTTTTCGACAAGCGCCCGTACATTGGTCAATCCATTGAGGTCCTTGAAACCGATGAGAAAATCGGTCAATGTCTCTTCAATAAAAACTACGCAGAGACAGAGAGCGACATCGCCATCTGTGGCGGTGATTTTCATATTACCGACAATGGTTTGCGATATTATATTCACGAAATGGTTGAAACAGACAAACAGCGTAAAAATTGGGAACAAAAACACCTGAACATACCGCGCCAACAAATTCATTGCCATTACTGGCCACATTATTCCCTACGACCTTCCATGGTCAGAACAAAAATTTACGAAAAGATTGGAGGATTTGACGAAAAATCAGGACATTTTGAGATGGAATACGCCTTTCGCTACTTTAAAGGACATGGTTTCACATCGGCATTTTTTGAGGGAATTTATTGCCTGCATATCGGGAAGTTGACATCACAACGTTTCGACAATACAAAACGTAACGCCTATGTTCTCAACGATGAACCACAATTCGTCAAAAAAGAGGAAAATGTAGACATAAAGACATGCGACAAAACAGAGACATGCGACAAAACAGAGACATGCGACAAAACAGAGACATGCGATGACATACGCTTTCTCACAAAAGTCATAAATCTCTCTCACCGCAGTGACAGATGGAAAAAATTTTGTGAAAATTCAGATGAAATCTCTTTCCTAAACTACGAACGGTTTGATGCCGTCAATGGTGAAAAATGTGTTCCAAGCCTTTGGTTACAACGCTTGTTTGACGGAAACGATTACAACATGCGTGTTGGTTTGGTTGGATGTGCACTTTCTCACATCCAACTTTATATGAACCTTCTCAACTCCTACTATGACGCATACCTAATCCTCGAGGACGATCTCACGTTTGTTCCAAAATTTAAGGAAAAATTCACACATCTTCTGAAACAACTCGCGATTTTTGACTGGGACATGGTTTATCTTGGCAACCATCTTCACAACAACGCAGGTGAAGATGAAAAGAAAGAGGCATACGACAAGGAGGAAATGCCACGTGTTGAAAAATGGAACGCGTCAATCTCCTTGATGCGATCATTGGGAGGAACAGGTGGATATCTGATCAATCGTCGCGGTGCTGAACGCCTTCTCAAATTTATCGACAAAAATGGTATGACAAATGGAATTGACACCGTTCAACAAAAATCCGCCGATGAGCTCAACGTGTTTTACTCCATTCCTCATCTGTATTACAGTGAATGCTGGAGAGGAGGAAATCAGATGGACACTGACATTCAGTACGATTTTAGGTCACTCACAATGCCGGTTGAAATTCGTGTAAAACACGAATTGGAATACTACGGTGACAACATGGTGAAATTGGACGACATCTCACCCATGCCATCAATACCCATCAATCTTCCGATTCTGTACACGGGTAAAAACTCCGACGGGATCAGGAATTCCCTCTTTCACATGCGTGATTCACACAGATTTGTTCATCTTGACGAAAAAACGATACTCATTTTGCCATTAACATTAGTGCCGTCGCGTCTCAAAAATGAAAAAAACGAATGGTTCATACCAACACCTTTGTAACGATCGAAATCGACGTTTTTAGGTATAACTTTTGAAGCTAATTTCGATTTCTTTTCACAAAAACAGTAGAAAAATTTCATACTAATGAAATTTTTCAGACACACAAACACCTTCATCCTCGTCAAAATCGTCACTTTTAGGTATAACTTTTGAAGCTAATTTTTAAAAAAGAAAAATATTTGTAAAAAGCTGTTGAAATAAATGTCACGCTCTCGTTCAAGATCTCCAATCGGAAGAATAATTTTTCCCTTCAAAAAAGCAGAGTCGTTGATTCCATTTTAAATTTTTACAACTTGACAGTTGTAAAAATTTTATTAAACAGAGAATTATTTAAAAAATTTTAATTTAGGGCGAAACAGGTTTAATAATTCATCATGCACTTTTTTTCTGTTAAGGCGAATGTTGTACTGTTCCTGTGTAAAATTGTCGATCCTGAATGCCGTTTTTATGACCTGATCCAAAGGTATTGTCAACAATTTTAGGTAATACAGAAAATCAATCCTCAGAATGTCTCTGTGATTTATAAAATATTCAATGTCCTCTATTTTGACAGACTGGTTTGCATTGTGTCCCCCTGTTTCCGTTATCACATATTCAAGTCGCGAACCTGTATCAACGCGTCCTCCTCTGTCTCGAATGCGTTGTGCCAGTTGAACATGAGCCGGAAGACTTCTTGTGTAAAATTCTGTTTCGTTTGACGCGTCCTTCTTCTTGAGTTGTTTTATTCGCCCCTTTTCGTCAAACGCCAAAGTTGGTACTTTATATTTGCCTATTTTTGTGTTGATGTTTCCCTCCTCATCATGGATAATGGTAACATTTAATTTGTCAACATCTCCGACTGCCTTTGTGATGACGAAATTTTTCACTGGAACACATCCCGAACACATCTTGTTTATTTCGCCAACAATTAAATACAACACATCACTAACATCGCTGTGTTTAAAAATTTGTTTTATCACCTGCTCGTAAACATCGCGCACAAACTGACTGTTGTCCCTACGCACTAACAGAACACCTTTTCTTCCCACCTTGTCGCTGACTATTCCATCTTTCTGGCAGGAATTGTACATGTATCTCTTTTTTGTCAGAATGAAAAAGTTCCAATAAATCACCTCCTCAAATTCTAAACGCATTGGTGGTGGGAACATTTTTGACACCTCGTCTGCGACCATGTTTGCGTAATCCCAAGTTTCTCTTGTATCATTCAGATGGGGAAAATTTATGTAATTAGAATTATGGACAACAAGTTCTCCGACACCAGCCGAAAAGTGATGGTTTTCTGTCTGTATATCGTATAAGTATTTTCCATCGTATTTTTTAAACACAATTTTTTCGACAACACCAAGGGATGAAACGTCGCCAATTTCTTCTCCACAGGTTGAAAGAGTGTACCTGTGATCACACTCTTTGACCCCACATGCGTATCCTAAACTTCGCAACACAAAAAACAAACCCGCAGCACCCAAGGCGCTCAGTGATGAAATTTTTATGTCACCAGTCGTCTTTCCACAACACCCCCTCAAAAAATATTTTTGCATCACCATACTTCCATTCATTATTTCGTCTGGAACAATGGTGTCGCCATTTTCTCCATAAAATTTTTTCACGTAATTCTTGACAAAATTTATGGCATGAGTATAATTGACGTCACATTTCTCATGTATTAAACACAGGGATGTAATTTTCCCATACACATTGACCTCAAAATTTAAATTTGGGTGTCGTTCCTTCAGTGTTTTTGAGCATTCGGTGATCGATTCCTCATCGCAACAGCGAATACACCACCAAAACCAAGGATTTAGTGGTGTCATGCTCACACAACACAATCCATACCTGAAAAACGACCCCAAAACGAAAGCCTCAGATACTTTTGCACATTGTGTCTCTGTTTCAGGAGAATGGAAAAAATCCATGTCTCTCCTGACGGGAAGATCGTATGTTCTCAAAAAATCTCCATTGTTCATATCTAATGGTGTCACAGCTTTTCCATGGTTTGTCAGAAGAGAATGTTCAGATGAACAGAAAACACATCCAATTGGTGTATAAATGTTTGCAATGGGTTTGTTTATTCCACATCTCACGACATTTGCGATGTTTGTCCATCCCCCATCACTCCATATTTGACGATTTGGTTTTGGTTTTGATATTTCCTTGTTGCAATTAATTGTGAACCATTTTTCGTCGCTCAATTCAGAGATGGGGACATATTTTATACCATCATTGCACTTTATGAGAACTGGTGTGTTTTCAACGACACAATCGGTGTCGCCATATATCAATCGTCCCTTGAATTTTTCAGCGATTGTTTTTGCCACAATTTCGATGTTTTGACGCCCCTTGTATGTTGTCGTCATGGCACCAGGCATAAATGGTAGATACCCTTTTTTCACACCCATGGCACCATAGGCACTGTTCGCCGATACCTTGTAAGAAAGTTGCCGTTTTTCGAGAACAATGATGACGAGTTCAAGTTCTTTTCTGCGCTCGTCGCTACATTCGCGCATCTCATTCTTGTATTCCTTGATCAATTGTCGTGTTTTTTTACGCGAATCGAGAAGATGTTTTAGAATCATTGGAAGGACCCCGCTCGGTTCGCGGATAAACCTATATTTGCGATGTGCGCACATTGGCATCTTTGGACGTGTTTTTGAAATTTCTGCTCGTTCTTCCCTGTGTGGTTTTGTTCTTTTATTTTCGCATTCTATTTCCTCGTCAATTTCAACCTTTTTCTTTTTGTCTCGTTTTTTCAGTTCACGCAGACCAGTCAGGTATGTTTTTGATTCGAGAAGAATATCGTCTATTTCTGCCTTTCGTATCATTTTGGGATCATGTTCACAGCCGTTATGTTCATCCCACTCCATAACATGGCATTTTTCATCAGGAATGCTTTCGTCCAAAACAAGTGTGGAATAGTCGATGTTGTAAGCTATGATGGTTGTTGGGTATAGTGAATTGAAGTCAAAGGGAACGACATGTTCGTAAAGTCCCGCGACTGGTTCAAACACATATGCTCCCATGTATCTTTCATTTTCTTTTGTGTTGTAGGCATCGTGTTCAACCACAATTTCATTGTCATAACAATATTTGTAAATTTGTGAGAAAACTTTAATCTGTTGCCCCTGTGTGTATAGAGTCAGTGGTTGGACATAACACACGGCTGCCATTTCACACAGACTGATCCATGTCTGTAGCTTAAACATTAGCTTGACCACCAACGCAGAATCCTGTATGCAATATTTACCACATATACTTAACGCATTTTTGGCGCGAATTTGTATGTGTGTCATTCGTGTAAATTCGTGTTCCGTTTTTTCAAACATTTCGTCCATCGCGACCTGATTATCGCATTCCATGTCATCATATTCTTTCATCAAAATCCTGTAGTTCTCTTCATGTTGTCTCGATTTTATGTAGAGTTCAAATGCGCGAAAAATTCCACGCACAGAAAGTGGGTCCTTTGTTTCACCCAAAAAATAAGTTGACACAGTTTTGAGGCGATAATTATCCATTTTGTAATCCCTCTTCACGACTGGTAATAGGTCTATGAAGAGGCGACCTTCAGCGTCCAAAAATTGAAATTGTTGATCTTTGTATGCACTTGAGGACCATTTTATGTTTTTAATTTTGGCACCCTTTCTCCTGTTGAAACCGATTTTACTGAAATGAGAAAAACAGTTATTTTTCTCGGAGCGTTCAATCATGTATGGAATATCGAAGCTGAATATGTTGTAACCCACCATGATGTTGGGGTTGAGCTCATTCACGATGTCGGTAAATTTTTCCAATATTTCTCTCTCCGTCGAGCACCTGATGGTGGTAAATTCGGAATCCATATCTCCCTCTGATATTTTCTCATCGTTCACATCACCTATTGTGATGAGATATTTTTTGCACGTCTTCTCACTCTCCTCTCGTGCAAACACACAGGAAATCTGAAAAATACAATCATCGTCTTTTTGAGCGTCTGGCATCGCGGTGGGAATTTGTGAATATGCCTCAATGTCAAATCCCATTATGAGGGGGCTTGTGATGGAATTACACACACCAGAAATAGGGCAAATGTCACACCAACTTGATGTGCATTCTCTCGAACACAAAGTTGTCGGATTTCGCGATTGACGTGAATTTTTTATGTTAATCCACCCTGTCGTTGGAATGCCTTGCATACAACAGAGTTGAAGAACAGGATTTGCGTCTTGCTCATGCATGCGAACATTCACGGTGCCAACATTTGGTATGTCAATGTTGCATTTGGCCTTAAAACTGAGCCTATTTTTGTCACTTTGGGAACAGAAGGAACAACGAAGATATGAAAATTTTTTAATGTCACCATTCGCGTCAAAATTTGCGTAATACAACTTCTTTCTTCTGACAAATTTCTTTTCGACCATGGAAATTTTTTCCCGTGTATTTTTTCTGTAACCCATAACAGAATCGATATTGTCGCGAAAATTGTTGCGCTTTTGTGTGTCCCAGTTGTCGGGTATTTCTATGTAAACATAAGGATTAAAGTCGTCTACTTGGACACAAATTGTCTCATTTTTTCTATCGAGGCCATACACACGCATACATGTCCTGTCCTCAATGTCTTCGTCAATGAACCAAGAATATGCGAAAAAATCAAATGAAGTCATTTTATTTTTTGTCTGAAAAACTTATCAAAATCAATTTTATCGATGGCAATGGTGTCTTAAATAGACGTCGGCTTAAAACGAACACCTGTTGTGATAAAATGGGCGGAAGTCTTGAATACTCCGAGATACATAAATTTTCAACCGGTGCAAAATACAGGGCCATCAAATATTTTGTGGAAACCGGAACATATATGGGCGACACAACATTGATGGCAGCGAAACATTATGAACATGTGCATACCATAGAAATACATGAGGGTCTGTATGAACAGAGCAAACAGAGAGCAGTTGATGAAGGTGTCGCAAATGTCACCTTTCATCTCGGTGACAGCATCGCGATTTTGCCTGAAATCGTTTCGAAAGTCAAGGAGGGAGCGGTTTTTTTCATTGACGCGCACATCAGCGGAATTGACAGTGGATGGAACGGTGTGAATCGTGTGCCGATAATGGAGGAACTCGACATCATACTGTCGTGTGAAATTGGGCCGAGCATTATAATCATTGACGATTTGCGTCTGTGGAAACAGAAAACATGGGATTGGTCTCATGTGACAACCAGTAATATTGTCGCGAAATTTAAGGAACATAACACAAAAATAGACTCATTTCTCGAATTTAATGACAGATTATACATCCTCAGCAAGCTGTAAGCATCTCCGCTATGCTCTTGCCAACCGTAAATGTCCCCGCATTCCGTTGCATTTGTATGGGCCTGTCTGTGCTAACAAAGCACAGAAGAATGTTCAATGCTGCGTTGTGATCTCTAC